AACTTTGGTAAACAGTGCAAGTACAAACAAAACAGTTTTTAGAACTCTACCAAACGACCTACAGAAAAGACTAAAGAGTGGAGACAGGACTATTCCGCTTGATCTAGATAAGGTAAGTTTCTACCACTACAAGAAAGACGACTGGTTGTTGTGGGCAAACCCAATGATATATGCCATTCTTGATGACATCATCATGTTAGAAAAAATGAAACTTGCGGACTTGGCAGCTCTTGATGGGGCCATCTCTAATGTTAGGTTGTGGACTGTTGGTAATCTAGATCATAAAATTATTCCAACAAAGGCCGCCATAAATAAACTGCGAGATATTTTAGCAAGCAATGTTGGTGGCGGAACTATGGACTTGGTTTGGGGTCCGGAGCTTGAGTTTTCAGAAAGTCAGTCTCAGGTTTATAAGTTCTTGGGCGCTGAAAAATACCAGCCTGTTTTGACAAGCATTTACGCCGGACTTGGAATTCCTCCTACGTTAACAGGAGCGTCCACGGGCGGAGGCTATACAAATAACTATGTTAGTCTGAAAACCTTGGTAGAAAGACTCGAATATGGACGAGAGATACTAAAAGGGTTTTGGCGACAGGAGATTGAGATAGTTAGAAAAGCTATGGGCTTTAGATTTCCAGCTGAAATTCATTTTGATTCAATTATTCTCTCAGACGAAGCGGCGGAAAAACAGCTTCTTATACAGCTTGCGGACCGAGATATTATATCTACCGAAACTTTACTTGAAAGATTTAAAGAGCTTCCGGGGATTGAGCGCATTCGTGTTCGTCGAGAAGAAAGAGAACGATCTAACGATAACAGTTCTCCTAAGAAGGCTGGGCCTTATCACAATCCTCAACACAAGGACGATGTTGCCAAGATAGCCTTAACTAAAGACGCGCTAGACTCTGAGCAGTATTTGGAAAAGCTTGGACTTCCTCCCACTTCGGTAGAGCAAGAAGAGGTGATTGAAACAAACACCCCTCAACAAGAGCCAGAACGTGTTCCGGTAGAAGACAATGGTCGTCCTAAATTTTCACGAGATACAAAAAAGCGAAAACAGAAACGCGTAACACCTAGAAGCGGTGACGCTACAACGGCTACGCTTTGGGCCGTGGAGGCGCAAAACAAAATATCCGAAGTCGTTTCTCCGATTGCCCTCTCTCACTTCAATAAGAAAAATGCTCGCAGCCTAAACAAGGCCGAGGTCGATCAGTTGGAGTATCTAAAGATATGCATTCTTACAGGCATGACGCCATATATGGAAATAACTCCGGAGATTGTTAAGGATCTATTAGACAGAGGAACAAAACCATCTAGTGAGTTCGGTTCTCTAGTGGAGGCTAAGGTAGATTCCTTCACTTCTGCAAATAATAAGCAGCCAAACAGCTCTGAGATGAAATATATACACGCTTCTTGCTTTGTAGAAATGTGTGATTTTGGCAAATAATAACCAAAGATTTTATTTTGTGTGTATTATGAACTTGGAGACCTTTATATAATGAAAATATACAAATCCGAGATAAAAGACGGACTAGCTGAAATACTTTCAAGCGATACAAGCGTTGCATGTTGCGCCATTGCTGAAACATATAAGCCTGAAAAGTCAACAGAAGAATTTAGCAACCTAATGGAGGTTATTGCAGAAAATTCTAATGAACTTTCCGTCGCTCAGAATAAAGAACAAATAGACTTATATTATCTTAAGTCCATACTGGTTAGTACCGGATGGAACAAGAATGACGACGTGTTTGACCCTAAAGAGTTGTGGGCCGCCAAAAGCACGCCGGAAGATAAACCTTTTAATTTCATGCATGACGAAAAAGACATCATCGGCCACATAACTGGCAATAAAGTGGTCGATTATAACGGAGAAGAAATCGACATTGAGACGGACGAGGTGCCAGAGACATTTAATATACTTACCACTTCTGTTATATATACTGAGTGGAGCGACATTGATCAAAGAAGCAGAATGCAAAAAATTGTTTCTGAGATCGAGGATGGAAAATGGTTTGTTTCTATGGAATGCCTTTTTCCGGACTTTGACTACGCTCTAACAGCTTCAGATGGTTCTACCAAAGTGGTTAGCCGTGACGAGGCCTCAGCATTTTTAACAAAACATCTAAGATCTTACGGTGGGAGTGGAGAATATGAAAACTATAGAGTTGGCAGACTATTACGAAACTTATCGTTCTCTGGTAAAGGCTTGGTTTCCAAACCTGCTAATCCTCGTAGTGTAATTTTGGAAGGAAACGATTTTTTTGACGAATCGAAAGCAGAACTTTTAACTATATCCTCTATAAGGGAGAATACAATGAGTGAGAATAACGAAAAGCAGGTATTGGACCTGCAAAAAGAGCTTGCAGAAGCCAAAACCGAAAACGAATCACTTCGAGATAAGGTTGTAGCCGAAAAACAAGCAGAATTTCAGACTAAGGTCGAGGCTTTGGAAGCTAAGATCTCTGAAAAAACTGAAGCTAACAAAACTCTTGCTAGTACTTTGGAAGAGAAAGAAGCCGAAATCGCTACTTATAGCGAAAAGGTTGAAGCTCTAACAAAGGAAAACGAAGGTATGATAGAAGAAGTGGCCGTTATGAAGAAAAAAGAAGCGGTTATGAAACGACAGGCTAAATTGGAAGAAATTGGACTTGATTCCGAAGAAGCCGCTGCGACCGTTGGAGATTTTGAGTCTGTAGACGAAGAAACCTTCGACAAAATTGTGGCTGTAATGAAAAAGAAGGCCGAAATGCCTCCTTGGATGAAGAAGGATAAAGATAAAGACGAAGAAGAAAAAGAAGAAAAAGAAGCTAAAAGTAAATCTTCTGAATCTCTTGACGAAGAAACCGATAGTGCCGAAGCCGGTGCTGAAGTTTTGGAGGAAGTTGAAGAATCAACAGACGTTGCTATCGCAGAAGCTATTGGTGAAGAGGATCCAGCGGAATCTCTTCGTTCAGTCGCCAGCGAATGGCTTGGTTCTATTTTACAGTCCGTTCCAAAAGAAGATAAATAACCCTATTTTAGAAAGAATAAAGGAGAATCATAATGGCTCTTAAAACAGATAGAAGTACTCTTCAGACTGACATTTCGTTCTTTATGAACGAAGCTGCCACTAGAGGGGGAATTGCAACTATTAGCACTGGTGGTTCTGGTGCATCTCTGGACAATGGTGCTGCTCTCGTTTCGTACGCAGCAGCCCCGTCCGGAAAAGTTGCGATGGGAGTGTTGATTAACGACATGGTCAATATTGACTTGACTCGTCAACACTTAAACCAGCACAAGGACGAAGTTCAAAAGGGTGGCAAGGTTACCCTTCTCACTAAAGGTTGGGTTGTAACCAGCAGTTTAGAAGGGACCGATCCAAACGCGGGTGACTTAGCATATTTGTCACATAGTGGAAACCTTTCAGCGGACGCCCGGCTCGCCGGTAGTGACGCAGCGGAAGAAATGATCGTTGGACGATTTTTATCTGACGTAGATCAAGACGGCTACGCTAAGGTATTCATCGACCTTCCTAATACCAACATAGACCACTCGGCTCACGCCTAAATAACCCAATAGAAAAAGGAGAAGTTAATATGTCTATTAAAACTCGTCCGACACCCGAATTTATTGAGTTGCTCAAGCGCTCGGGTAGTTCTGATAAAATGGTCGCAGTAGCGGCCCAAAGAGAAATCGCTAAAGCTCTAGAAACACCAATTCGTAAGGGTGTTTTGTTTGGCGATGTTGTTACTTCAATTTTCGAGGCTATGCCTCTAGAGCCGGGCGCCACGCCAGAATTTCCCTTGGATCTTCTTGCACCCGGAACTGAGACAGAGCACATCGCTTATACGAATCCCGGCAATGGCCGAATTCCTGAGCGACACGTAGAAGGTGACTACGTAATGGTTAACACTTACGGCATTTCGAGCTCGATTGATTTCTTGCTTAAATATGCTCGTGAAGCTAACTGGAACGTTGTTGCTCGCGCCATGCAAGTGCTTGAATCGTCCTTCGTTAAGAAGATCAACGATGATGGATGGCACACGCTTTTGGCTGCTTCGGTTGACCGCAATATTTTGGTATATGATGCCGATGCTGCTGCTGGTCAGTTTACCAAACGTTTGATTAGTTTGATGAAAACTGTCATGCGTCGAAATGGTGGCGGAAATTCCGTTACTGCTCCGGGTCGTCTTAGCGACCTTTACTGCTCTCCTGAAGCGATTGAAGATATTCGCAACTGGGGTATTGACCAACTTGACGAAGTTTCTCGTAGAGAAATCTATGTTGCATCGGACGATGGTCCAGCAATCACTAGAGTCTTTGGTGTCAATCTTCACGACATCTTCGAGTTTGGGGATAACCAAGAGTATCAGACTTACTTCACTAGCGATCTAGGTGGTTCTTTAGCCGCTGCTGACGTTGAGCTTGTGATCGGTCTGGACCAAGGTCCAAACGACAGCTTCGTGATGCCTGTTAAGAAAGAAGTTGAGATTTATGAGGACGAAGGTCTTCATAGACACCAACGACAGGGTTACTACGGTTGGGCAGAAATCGGGTTTGGTGTTCTTGATAACAGAAGAGTTCTCGCTGGCTCCTTCTAATAGCGTTCATCGCTTACAAACCCTCGGGCTACCCTGTTTTCGGGGTAGCCTTTTTTATTATATCTACATTTTTGTGTATTATTGAGTGGAGGCGAACATGTTTGGTACGGCAGCTTTTTCTGAAACTTCTTTTAGCGAAACTCAGGATTCTGAGGCCGTTTTCGTCGGTTCCCTCCCAATAATATACTTTAATAGTTCTACCCTCGCCTTTCCTCTTGATATTAATAAGCTGTCTAATTTCACTTTGGAAATAAATAAAATACAAGAACACAGTCTTAAAATAAACAAGATGGCAGAATTTACCACAAGGAGATAAGAAATGGTTCAGTTTTGTATTACAATCGCAGATACAGATGTGGATAGAGTTATTACTGCAATGTGTGCTAATTATGGGTATCAGCCCAATGTTGAGAATCCAAACTTCAGTCCAGACTGGCCTGTTGACTCAGAATCTAATCCAGAATATGTCTCTAATCCAGAAACGGCTAGCGAGTTCTCCAACCGTATGACAAGAGACTTTCTTATGAATAATACGGTAGCATACGAAGTAAAACTACAAAAAGAAAACATTACACAACCGATGGCTCCAGATATCAGTAATCCACAAGAGTAGGAGCTTTATAGTCTTTAATATCTGGCAGGAGTCATTATGGTACTTAAAGTAGCAGACAGAATAAAACAAACCAGCACAACCTCTGGGACTGGCGATATTTCCTTTACTGGAACTCCGACAGGATTTGCCACTTTTGGCTCTGTGTTGACTAATGGTGATACAACCTATTACGCTATCGAAGAAAACGATAAGTGGGAAGTGGGTATTGGCACCTATGGGTCAGACAACATGGTTCGTACCTATGTTTTGGCCAGCTCTAACAGTGGAAACGCTATTAATCTAGGCGGTAGTGGTGTTGTCTTCATCAGCTATCCTGCCGATAAAAGCGTTTACAGAGACGCTCAGTCTCAGCTTATTGCCGGTGCGTCCGGAGTGCTGTTTCCTAACGGAACCATTGTCAAGGATGCAAAACTACCAGAACTTACAGACGTTACGTCAAGTGGGGTATTCGCGTCCACCCATGTGTTGTCATTTAACAATACAAACAAAAGCCTGTTATTGGGAGACTCTACCGGACCGTCCAATTCTAACAACAACCTTATTGGCTATGGGGCTGCTAGCGGCACAACTGGCACAGACAACGTTGTTATTGGTACAAACGCTTTTGTGGCTGGGGGTGGCGGCATAGAAAACATT